CAGCGGGCCGCTGTGGATTGTCACCCGTAGGATTGCCATGCCGATCATCACAGCGGCTCCTCGTTGTATTCGCGCTTGCCGTTGATGATGTCGATGCGAAGGACTGCGATGCGGCCCGCCGCGAACTTATCAGCCATCTCTCTGCTTTCGAACATGCTAAGACTAAGTCGATCAGGGAAGACGTTGTGCCAGACGCTCCTCACCGCAGGCGCGGGCTTGCCTCGGTAGACAAAATACCTACTCCAGCCCGGCGTTCCTAAATCATGCCAGCCACCAGCAGAGTGACGCTCCCACCCATGCGGCCACGCCATGAGAGCCTGCTTTTCTTCTTCGGTCAGAAGTTCAAATTCAATGCGGTTGGTTGTCGGATCGAAAGTCATCTGTCATCTCCGTTTGAGACTTCAATCAAAGCGGCTCGGAACATCTCGACCCGATACCGTGCAAGCTGCGAGAGTGCCCCCCCGTGCGCCGGCCGACGCTTGCCACGGATCACCCGCAGGCTGGGATCAGTTTCGCTGCGGTCGCCACTAATCAGCACGCCGGGGACCGCTGGCAGGCTGACGGTGACATAATCGTATGTCGCGCGGTCGCCAGCATGGTTTTTACGAAGCGTGTGGCTGGTCTTCATCAATCTGCCTCCACAATCCCGAAGGTTTCCATGCGGACGATCCGGCCCGACGCCGACATCTCGGCCAGCTTCGCGCTGACATTCTCAAGCGGCATCTTGATGCTGCGCGCGATCTCTTCGGCGGACCCGTCACCCTGTTCCAGATCGTCCAGGATCAGCTTTTCCAAGCTTCCGCGCATGGCTGGCACCTGCGTGTCTTCAAAGTCAAAGATTGACACTGCCACCCACGGCGTCTTTCCGGGCTGCGTTGCATTCGGCACCAGCACGGCGCGCACGCGCTGGCCGGGCTTGATGTCGGTATCGTGCAGCAGCTTGGACGGGATGAAGACATTTTCGTGCGTGCTGGCAGCGATCACGGCGAAGCCTGTGTGCGTTGGCAGAATGTTCGTGATGATGACCTCAGTCGTTTCCATTGGCTTCTTCCATTTGCTTCATTTGGTTTTCGGCGTCTTGTTTGTAAAATGTCAGTATGGTGATTTCCTCCCCAACCCACCCAGGCCTGACGCCTTGGCCGTGTTCTTTAATAAGGGCTTCGATCTGTTGCTCCTTGCGGGCGATGTATTCTTTTGTTTCTTCGATGTTCATTCCATTGTTCCCATCATGCTTTCGATGAACGCTTGCGCTGCTTGGGCAACGATTGCATTGCCGTAACCGCGCAGTCGTCCCACTCTGGCGGCAGCCCCATCAGCCAGCGGGGATGTTCCGGGTTCAACTGGCCGCCACTTTCCATCCCGGCAGAAGAGCCAATCAGCATCTCGCCAGTGGCCGTTAGTCGGGCCGGCTGGTCGTGGTTGCCGCACATCCAAGCCTGAGTTGATGTGCTGTCCTCCCTGATCCTCCCGGTTGGGCTTCCATAGATGTATGTCTCCAAATCCCCCGTGTTCTTGTGATCCCTGGTTGTTGGCGTTGCCCATCCCGTGATTGATGCCACTGCCCCCAATCCGTTCTGATGTTCGTCCCGAAACCTGTTGCACGCCTTTGTCGCGTCCGTTGCCATCGGCGTCGGCCAGCCCGACATCAGCACGAAGTCGTTCAGATTGTTCGACCGATCCGGGTTGTCCACCCGATCCTCCCCGCCCGACCGAAAGTCCCGCATCTGCGGCGTCGGCCAGCCCGTCAGTTCCATTATCGTCATCTGGGCCAGCGTCAGGCCAAACCCGTTTCCGTTTCCAGTCCGCGCTTTTACTGTCTCCCTCCGCTGCCGCGTCCGTTCCGCGTCCTTGATTTCGAACTCGTTTGCTGTCGGCGTCGGCCAGCCCGAGAACTTCGACGCATGTTCTAGGGATGCTGTGTGCTTTTTCCCGTCTATCGTCCTCCCCGTCGCATCCATTTTTTCCGTAGACATGCTGCGACCCCCATTCGGCGTGCATGGCGTCGGCCAGCCTGACCGCTCCGAAGAAGAGGCGCTGGCGGATGTGCGGCGCACCGACGCCCGCAGCGCACAGATCAGTCGCCCCGAAGGAGTAGCCCGTGGCTTCCATGTCAGTTGATACAAGGTCGAGCCAACCGAGGCCGTCTTTTGACGCAACTTGCTCTCCAAAGACGACTGCAGGCTGGCACTGGCTGATGAGATGGTGCCAGTGCGGCCAGAGGTGCCGCTGGTCATCAAACCCGCCTCTTGCACCTGCCGTGCTGAAAGGCTGGCACGGGCAGCTTCCTGTCCAAACAGGACGGTCATCTGACCATCCTGCGGATCGCAGGGCGTAGGACCAGACCCCGATGCCTGCGAAGAAGTGGCACTGGGTGAAGCATCTGAGTTCATCAGGGGTAACATCGACAATTGATCGTTCATCCACAACTCCATCTGCTATGTGGCCCTGCTTGATAAGTTCCCGCAGCCACGCAGCGGCCTTGGGGTCGATCTCGTTGTAATAGGCGGTCATTGGATGCCCAACCGATCTAGTGCGAAGAACGATGTCTTGTAGGCTTTAATAAGCCTATCCACTTGTTCAAGTTTCGCCTCAATGTGCGGGCTGGGCCCATCACCGGGGATGTTGGTCAGCGTCTCGCGGTAATCCCACAGCGCGGTCAGCACGATGTGCGTGTCCATTGCTCCAAGTCTGATCGCCATTTTACCACCCCAAACCATAGCCGATCAGCATCAGGCCGTAGCCCGTTGCGAATATTGCGATTACGCCGATCAGGTCGGCGAGGATGTCACGGATTTTCATATTGTTGCCCTTACTGTGCTTTTGCGATGATGGCGGGAAGCAAGCGCACTGCTGCATCGACAGCCTTAGCGAATGCCGCGTCAATGTCCTTGCACACCTTATCGCGCAGGAAGCCTTCCTGAAAGCGCCCCACTACGTCGGCGAACTTGTCGCCATAAGGCTTGTCAATGTGCGAAAGGTAGATGTCTTCTGCGTCATAGGTGGTCATCTGGGTCATGCCTTATTTGAGTTGCGAATATACGCTTTGACTTGCTTGTCGGTCATTGGCGTCTGTTCAATCTGCGTTGCGCCGCGGTCAGACAACATAGGGCCAAAGCCATAAACATTAACTTGCACTCTCTGAGCGCCATCTGCGTCAGTGTAAGAGTATTGATAGTATTGCATCTGGGTCATCCTTGTTTGCTAGTTCGTATGACCACCATACAGCCTGCCGCTCCGCGCGCAAGAAAATAATTGAGCTTGACGCATCTTTTTTTACACCATAAGCCTAAGCCATCAACGAAGGAGAACGCCGATGATGGCTCAACGACAAATACGCGAATGGTGCGCCAGGGACGGGCGCAAGCTAGGCTGGATCGCCGCGCAAGTCCCGGTCGCAAATTCCAGCCTTTCACGCTGGATGATGGGGCGTGTTATACCGTCCGCCGTTTACCGCTACCGCATGGCTGACATCACCGGGATTGAAGCACTGCGCGATGAAGAAAACTGGATTGCAGAAGGAGCGTTGGCATGAACCGCAGCGAGATCCTCGACACCGCAAAAACCTACGTCACCAAAGACCGCGCAGACACGCACGGCGATGCCGAAAGCAACTTCAGCCTGATCGCGGCCTACTGGACAGCGCACCTCGACGCCTTCGTCGGGCCGGAAGATGTCGCAATTATGATGACGCTGTTCAAGCTTGCCCGCGCGAAGGGCAACCTTTCAAATGACGAAAACTGGATCGACGCCTGCGGGTATCTGGCCTGTGGTGGCGAGATTGCTACGGGGGAGGGTTGAGCGATCAAAAGCCGAATGGGCTTGCCTGCGCGCTTCGGCGGGCGGGCAGGAACCTTCGCACGCGCAGAAGGTCGCCACGATCATCAGCGTGACAGAACTCAAAGGCTATATGCTGCAACTGCACAAAGAAGGGCGGCTTGATGAAGCCGCCCGTTCTGACATTCAAAAGCGCCTTTCCGAATTGGAAGTCTTTTACGGTCGCAAGCTGGCTTAGTCGCTGGCCGCGATCCAAGCGTGCAGCGCCTGCCACGCAGCGTCACAGCCCAGCGCCACGCAGGCGAAAGCCCCAACATTCGCAGCTGCCTCCAGATATTCTCGCTGTCCATCCTGCCAGCGCCCTTGCGTTGGGTCGCGGCGCTTCAGTTCGCAGACAAACGTCACCCGCCCCGGAATGATGATGTCGGCAGCGCCTGACACCATGCCCTCGGCCTTATGCCTCGCAATCGCGCTAAGCTGCCCGCCAGCGCGCAAGCCTTCGTTTCGCGGGTGGATGGCCAGCGCGCCCCAGGTTGCCCCGTATTCGCGCCGCAATCGCGAGAAAAACGTGATCTGCTCCTGCGCCTCGGTCGCGCACTTGCCGCGATAGTCCAGATCGCCAAACGTCATTACGCCGCGCTGGGCAATGTCTTGAAAGTCACTCAGCCGCATGTTGATCTACCTCGTCAAAAGGGTCCCATTCAGGTTCTGGCTTGGCATCCGGCGCCTCATCGGCTGGCCGATTATACGCCTTGATCTCGAAAAAACCCGTCTCCGCGTTTTTCGCATAAGTCACGGTTGACGGTGCGACCTTTCCGCCGTCCGTAACTCGGTCAAATGAACTCCACGCCACCTGCCCGCGAACATGCGGCGCATCCGGCAAGAACCAAGTGGCAAACTGCCGATATGGCGTGACCCATTCCACGCGCATCGTGCGGTTGCCTGATCGGCTGATGCCAGGCGCGCAGGACATGCTCACAACCTTGTCCGTCTGCGTGCGCGTTGGGTCTTTCTTCAGCGCCTTAAAATCGGCCACCAGCTTTTCGTTGGGGTCAACGATCTCGCCCTTGCATGTCACGCAATACCGGGCCGCGATGTCGTTGTCTGCCGCGCAATGCGGGCATTCCTTGTAGGTCCAGCGATAACCGCAACGCTCGTACTCTCCGCGCTTTCCAGCCTGCACAAGCCCCATGCAGCGCCGACCGTGGTGGCCTGAGATCGGGCCGAAGTCGGACATGATTTGCCGCCCGTCCAGATCCAGAACATAACCAGCCTCGTCTTTTTGGTATCCCATATACTGCACGTTGGCGCTGAAGCTGTTTTCGTATTGGCACGATGGGCAAACGCAGGTCAGCCCGCCACCTCCGGCAGCAGCTTTTCCAGCTTTCACCACCGGCGCGAACAGATCGCCGTCCGGGCAGTGGTCGTCAAGGTTCGTGGTGTAGTCCAGCACCAAGCAATCGGTCTTGCCTTGATGCAGGCGAAGCCCGCGCCCGATGATCTGTTGCAGCAGCCCAACGCTTTCGGTCTTGCGAAGAATGGCGATCAGATCGACGTGGCTGGCATCGAAGCCAGTGGTCAGCACCGAGACGTTGACCAGATACTTGATC